CACCGTTATCAAGCTATGGCGATTGCATCTTATCTCAAAGTTGCAGGAGTTATTGCTGCTGTAGGTACCGCTGTTGTAGTCAAGCCAATGATACAAGAATGGCTATTTCAGCGAGCTCTCCAACGCAAAGCAGAGAGGCAGGCGAGTCGGCAGTCAAAATTGATCAATCAATACTGCGCTCAACTTTCTGCTGAGGTCTGCATTGGAGAGGAGATGGAGGAGGATGAACCTATTGCTCCACCTGTGGAAACACAGGTAGTTCCTATTGCTCCCCTTCCTCTGGAACCAACTGGCATCGAGTTTGCACAAGGTGGTGGATTCAATCTTACCGGACCTATTGATGCCCAAACCGGGTTTGAGATTTCTCAAGCTCCAGCACCTGTTGTGGCTATGGCTACACCACCTCCAGTAGTGAGAGTGAGTGAAAAGAGACAAAAACTACCTAAGAGGGGTTTGCCATACGCTACTAGGGTTGGATTTGAGGCTCGCGCCCAGGTGGGATTATTGGAACGCACTCGAGCCAATTATTTGGTTTATCAGAGGATTTGTCGGGACATCATGAAGGAGCATGGCGTTCGTGCGACTCACATCGCTGCTGCCCTCCCTGTGGCAATTAGTGCTGCATTCACACCCTCAGACACAGATATAATATCTAGCAGGGCTATGAGTGGAGCAACGGTCTCCAGGCTGCATTCGCTGCTTGGAGGCTTTAAAGGCCACTAGGGGGGCCTATTGGTCACGCATGGATTCACCACTCCTACATGGCGTGGTGATCCAGAGGGCATGCGTGTAACCAAAGGACCTCCCCTCTCAAAACCCCGTAAATTATACCGTTTTACTGGGTTGGGTGCTTCTTTACGGTATGGAGTGCATGATCACTCCTTGGGCAATGCAAGGCGGGGATTAGTAGAAAGAGTGTTTATGGTCGAGAAGGATGGCATTCTCGTACCTACACCTAAGCCCACCCCCGGAGTGTGGAACCAGATGTCCCGGTTCCGTAAGAGTCTTAGACCGCATCTAACTCCGACCACCAGACTGACAACCGAAGAATTTCTTGGGTTTTATTCTGGTCGCAAATTGGAGCGGTACAAGGAGGCTGCGGAGTCGTTAGCTGTGCGTCCCTTAGAGGATAAGGATGCCTGGCTCTCCACATTCGTCAAGGCTGAGAAATTGTGTTTATCTAAGAAGCCTGACCCTGCTCCGCGTGTGATTCAACCACGTAGTACCCGATTCAATGTTGAATTGGGTCGTTATTTGCGGCACGCGGAGAAATACCTATTCAAGGCATTAGATTCTTTGTTCGGAGGTAGAACTGTCTTTAAAGGCATTAATGCTGATGAGCAAGGAATTGAAATGAAGAACATCTGGGATCAATTTCGTGACCCTGTAGCTATTGGGATGGATGCTAGTCGATTCGACCAGCATGTATCTAAAGAAGCACTACTCTTTGAACACAAAGTGTGGTGTGACATGTTCCCTCATGCTCAACGCAAGCAGTTGCGTACCCTTCTCAATCAACAACTTGTCAATCGTGGATTGGCTCGTTGTCCTGATGGAGAAATTCGGTACACTGTGGAAGGTTGTCGTATGAGTGGTGACATGAACACTAGCAGCGGGAATTGCTTAATAATGTGTTCTTCAGTCTATGAATGGTGTAGGAAACAAGGAATTGCCAAATTCCGATTGGCTAACAATGGTGATGATTGTGTAGTATTCATGGAACGTTCCGATGAGAAACGTTTCTTGAGAGGCTGCAAGGAGTATTACACCTCGCTTGGGTTTACTATGAAAATAGAGGAACCGGTGTACACTCTTGAACACGTCGAATTCTGCCAGGCACGACCTGTATTGGTTTCTGGAGAATATCGCATGGTTCGCAATCTTCATCAAAGCATTAGCAAAGACCTGCACTGTTTACATGACATTGCCGTCAGCAAGCACGCTGAAGCGTGGATTAGTGCTGTGGGAATGGGTGGTCAATCAAGTTGCAGCGGGGTGCCTGTCCTGCAAACTTTTTACCACCAATTCCCACACTCTGAACACAAACTTAGCGGGCAACTACGAGAGAAATTTCTAGAATCTCAGGGTTTCAAGTACAACTTGAATCGATCTTGCGAAATGACTCAAGTAGAGGCTGACAGTAGGTATTCGTTTTGGTTGGCATTCGGGCTCACACCAGATGAGCAAATCGCCCTTGAGAATGGTTTCAAACCTATCTCCTTTCAACGTACCTCAAATGAGGAAGTTGGTGAGGAGGTGAGTTTGTTGTCATTTTCAAGGGCTTGAATGTCCTAACCAAACATTGAATGGAGCAACAACCGTCGCAATCGCGCAACGACAAGAGAGATCGTGCCCGCGGAGAGAGCCGAGATCGGAGTGACACGAGTGGAATACAGGGTGTCCGGAGACAAGCAGTCAATGAGCACTATAAGATTAATTCTGAGCGCCCCCCTGCTGTATCTATGGTCACAGTTGCTGAAACTGTCAACATCACTCAAGAATTCCATTTTTGAGGATGAAGCAGTACGTAGCAGTGTTGTTGGAGAAAGAAGAGAGCAGTTTAGCTACACCAGCTATATTTCTCATTATGCTTCTTACTCTAATGATCCTGTTAGTAGAACTAGTGACCACTGTTCCACACGAAACAGGACCTTACCACTCCTATCACACCGACAATTCCAAAATTCAATACATCAACATCGGACAAACTCCCGCACAAATCAGACACACACCAGATGGCACGCCGGGGCAAGAATACTAATATGCCAGGATTCCAACAAAAGCGCAAGAAGAACAAACAGGGAGTACGTGGTCGTATCACAAACGACACACGCCTCACTGGACATTCGTACTGCAACACAACCACTACAGACGCCACAGGGCTAGATTGCTTTATGGTGTTACTGTCAGCTGGTGAACAACCAAGCACAACTGGTCCCGCCAGATTTGGGTTTGTTGTATCATCCAGCATTAGACAGGTTGCAGCTTGCTACCAGGAATACAAATACTTACCCGGAACAAAGTTACATTGGGAACCCAGAGTGGCCGTTACATCCACCGGGAACTATTGGATAGGTTACATCGATAATCCCGAATTAATCATTCGGTTTATGGATGGCGCCAATTCATTAGAACGTGCTGCTATAGCGCGTTCAATAGACACTATGCGTATATACCCTATATGGCAGAGTGCCTCTTGTTCCATTGGACCATCACGTCGGGCTAGTTATAACGTCAACGTTACACTAGATCTAGACACAAACAACGTGCCACGATCCGCTCGAATTGCTGAGGTAGAACGATCCTGTCAAGGAGCGTTCATATTTCTCATCGAAGGTGGGAACCCCTCTACTGTCACAGCGCAGCCTTACCTCACTGAGATCCTTTCTTTGAAGGGTCTCACTGGATTGCCTGCTAACACTACTTAGTTGCTTCAAAAGTGCACAGCGATGCATACTTAATGAATGTAGATACCTGGGATGGGTATTACCTTCTTGATACCGCGATAGGCAAGGTTGATAACCAAGATGCGTCTGGGTGAACCAGCTTGACGGGCTCTGTGGTGGGGCCGACGTACGACACCTTACGTCCTATGCGGAGGAAATTCACGAAGGACAATATCAAGATCTACATGTTGTCAGTATGCAGACTAACACGGCTTGTTGTCACAACAACAAGGGGCCCGGAGTTAGATACCCT